CTTCCTTGGTGGCCTCGTCCACGCCACGGAACGCCGGATCGTTCGCGTTGAAGCACGACCACTGCCGCGCCATGCGCTCCAGCGTCTTGAGCGGCTTCATTTCAAAGCTCGCCACGCAAGCCTTCTCACCCTGCGCGCACAGCGAAACGGCAACCTGGCCCGTCACCAGCGACTTCCCGTTGCCGTTCGCACCGCCCCACAACGTGACCTCGCCCGGTCGGAACTGCACGAGGTTGTGCGTCTTCGGCCAAGGCATCGTGATGCGCTTCTCGCGCGCCTCTTGGCCGATGCGGTCGATCAGGTCTTGGACCCACTCACGGGCTGGCCTGACCTTGCGCTGGGCGTCCGTCTCGCGCTCGTAGAGGCTGAAATCAATCTCGTCGGGGGTCAGCACAGGCATAGCGACTCCCATGTCTTGCGCAGCAGGGCGTGATGCTGCGGGCCGGCCCCAACAGTGCCGGGCATGGTCTCTGCGCGGTCCACGTAGCCGAACCACTTCACGCCGACCGATTGCAGCGCTTCCACCACCGCGATCACGGTGCGCGCGTCCACTCC